AGTCAATAAGCCCATACTTGTCTGGGCGTCGAAAGGCACCGCCCAACGTTCCACCAAGACGCGGACGGAATCCCGCGGACGGCAACGCGGCGGACACACCACCGGAAGGATGCGCCGCTACGGGTTTATGGTCAAGGCGTTCTCCAGGGTCATGGACTCCACCACCGAGACGATGCACAGGGAGGTGAGGGAGAGCGTCATTAAAACCGCTATGAAATATGGATGCACCACGACTTAAATCGTCCCTCAGCGCGGGGGCGTTGATCAGGGAGCTTCTTCTTGAAAGAAAGGAGGTGTCCGACATTACCACGAGAATCTTCCCGGTCGCCAGCGAGGAGGGCGATTTGCCGTGCGTGGTCTACAGGCGCGCCGCCCTCAACCGCTCCCCGGTGAAACGTCCGGGGGAGCCGGGGGCTGAATCCGTGGAAATAGAGGTGGTCTGCTACGCCGCCACATACGGCGAAAGCGTCACCCTCGCCGAGGAGGTGAGAGCCGCCCTCGACGGAAAACAGAAATCAGCGTACGGGCTGAACCTCCGCTCATGCACCCTCACCGACAGCTCGGAGGGGTGGGCGGACGACGCGTACGCGCAGCAACTAACGTTCAACATCAAAATTTAATTCATAATGGAAGGATATGCAAATGGTTCGAACTTCCTCGTCAAAGTTGGGGGAAAAGCTGTGGGGCATTGCTCCACGCACTCCGTGAAGTGCAGCTCCGAAACAAAGGAACACGCCGTCAAGCCGGTAGCCACCGCTAAAAAGAGCAGCGGACTTTTCAAAGGGAAAAGCGTGGTGGGTCTCTCCATCTCGATCTCCGCGGAGGGATTCGTCTTCTACAACGAGAGCGAGACCGGATATTCCCAACTTCTCGCGCTGTGGAAAGCCGGCAAGCCCGTGGAGGTGGAGTGCTTCGAACGCGAGAAAGACGAGACCCCCTACCTCGCCGGCAAGTTCGTGCTCACAGACCTCGAAAAGACCGCTCCGGCACAGGACGACGCGACATACAGCATCAGTCTTGACAACGACGGGGAACCCGAAACCCTCGACGAGAGCAAGATAACCCTCACTGACGCGGCATGAAACGTATAACCATACGCATCAAGGACGAGGAGTATCCCCTCATGGCGACCATGGGGGCGATGCTCCGCTTCCGCGAGGAGACGCAAAGGGACATCTCGGAGATGGACGCGACATCCATCTCCGACGTGTGCACCTACATCTATTGCTGTGTCGCTTCGGCGTGCGAGCGCGAGGGGAAAGCGTTCGACTACACCCTCATGCAGTTCGCCGACAACATTTCACCCGATGAGATCCTACGTTGGAACACCGCGCTCGCGGAGGAGACGGAGGAGACGGAAACCCCGAAAGGGAGAAAAAAAAAGTAGAGATACTCGACCTCCTCGGAGTGGCTGTGGGGTGCGTGGGAATGAGCCTTAAGGAGTTCCGCATCCTCACTCTCGAAGAGTTCGAGGCTGTCTGCAAAGCGTGGAGGGAGCGCGCCGACGCATCCACGCACGACGCGTGGGAGCGCAGCCGCATGATGGCCACCATCTATGTGCAGTCGCGCTCCAAAAAGAGAATCGACCCCAAAAAATTCTTCCCCTTGCCGTGGGACAAGGCTCCGGCTGACCCCCGCGACAAGGGATTTAATTATAATGAACGCAAAAGGTTGGCGGACGCCTTCCTTAAAAAAAGAGAGATGAGAAATGGCAGGGAACGCGATTAACGTGACGATGGTCCTCAAAGGGGACGACAACAGCTTCAAGAAGATAACCGCCAGCGCGGAGGGTCTCAAGAAGTCGCTCACCGGCGTGTTGGCGGAGGCTGACAAGTTCAACCACAAAGCCATCAACTTCGCAGCCATAACCACCGGGATAGAGAACGCCCAGCGTAGCATCCAGCAGATGATGACGGCTCTCCACTCCCTGACGGATATGTACGCCGAGCAGGAGCTGGCGGAGACTCGCCTCGCCACCGTCATGCGCCAACGCATGGGAGCCACGGAGGCTGACATAAAGAGCGTCAAGGAACTCGCATCGGCGCAGCAGGAACTCGGTGTCATCGGCGATGAGGTGCAGCTCCAGGGCGTGCAGCAGCTCGCCACGTTCCTGAGCCAAAAATCAAGCATAGAGGCTCTGCTTCCGGCGATGAACAATCTGCTGGCGCAGCAGAAAGGCATCAACGCCTCGGGGGCGGACGCGGTGTCGATAGGAAACCTCATGGGCAAAGCCATGCAGGGGCAGACATCGGCGTTGCGCCGCGTGGGCATAACGTTCACCGACGCCCAGGACAAGGTGCTGAAATATGGCGACGAGTCGGAGCGCGCCGCCATGCTCGCGGAGGTCATCCGTCAGAACGTGGGCGACATGAACGCCGAGATCGCCAAAACCGACGTGGGCAAAGCCAAGCAGCTGGAGAACGCCATAGGCGACATAAAGGAGCAGATAGGCGGCGCGCTGCAATGGGCGGCTCCGTGGCTCGCCATAGCCTCCAACGCGGTGGTGGCGGCAGGGGGCGTGGTGAAACTCATAACCACGGTGAAAGCCCTCGCGGCCGCCATGTCCATAGCCAACATCCGCGCCAAGCTCCTTCCGGCGTTGCTGTACACCGGAGGGGCTTCCGCCAAGCGTGTGGCGGTGATCATGCGTTCCCTCGCCGCGCAGAACGAGGGTTACAGCGCGTCCGCCGCGAGGGCGGCGTTGCGCACATACGCCCTCAAAGGGGCGTTGGTCAGTCTCGCGGCCGCCACGGGCGTGGGGTTGCTCATAGCCGCCATAAGCTCCGCCATCGGAGCGATGATGGGCGCGGCTGACAACGCCGCGGATTCCATCAAGGAACTTGACAACGGAATGGAGAGCTGGAGCGACACGCTCCGCTCCGTGGAGCAGTCCGCCGCATCATACGCGGGTCAAGCCTCCGAGGCGTTGAACAAACTCTATTCCGTGGCTACCGACGAATCGAAATCAAGGGACAAGCGTCTCGAAGCGGCGCGCAAGATGCAGCAGATGTATCCCGCGTATTTCGGAAACCTCTCCACCGAGGCTATCATGGTGGGGAAAGCCAAAAAGGCGTATGACGATTTGGCGGAGTCCATCCTGAAAGCGGCACGGGCGAAAGCCGGGGAGGAGCTTATGTATCAGAACCAACTCAAGCTCCTTGCCGAAAAGGAGAAACGCATCAAACAGCAAAAGGAACTTGAGGAAAAGGAACGTGCCGAACGCGGAGCGAGGGCATCCTACAACGCCGCCGTGAACGCGAAGCCCGGAAGCGGCCCAGCGGTGGCGGAACTCGGCTCCACGGGTATCGGCGGAACATACTCGGTGAACGCCGGAAACCGTTCCAAGGGTGTCGAGGTGATGAGGGCGGAGCAGACGTTGGAGAACACACGGAGAGCCACACGCAACGCCCGTGCCGTGATAGCCGCCACCGACAAGAACATCTCCGCATTGGAAGACCAACAGGGCAGACTTCAAGAGATAATCAACGAGGGTGGTGACAGGGGAATCCTCAATGTGGCAGAAACAGCCGCGGGAGCGGCTGCCTCCGTCGGCAACACCGCCAACACCGTGGTGGAGAAAACACGCCTCGAAGAGATAGACGCTCTCGTGAAATCGCTCAAAAACGATTACGTGTCCGCCGATGAGGAGAAGCGTAAAACCATCAACGGCACCATCAACACGTTGCTCTCTGAGAAGCGCGCGATAGAGAACCTCATGGCGGAGGCGGAAGCTCCGGCGGTCCTTGACACGCTGGACGCTTACGACAAGGAAATATCACGTTTCACAGCCAAGCTCCGTGGGGCGTCAGCAGCCGAGTCGGAAGCCATAAACAAGACCATAGACTTCCTGCAGAGGGAGCGCAAGGAGCTTGAATTGTCCTCCCACGCCGCTTTGAGGGTGGACGAGATAAAAACATACGAGCAACTCAACGGAGAAATCTCGTACTATACCTCCCTTTTGCAGACGGCAGGGGAGGAGGAACGCAAATTGTACACCAAGGCCATCAAGGGACTCAACGAGCTTAAGACCGCATGGGACGAAGCCCTCAAGACTCCCCCCGAAGCCGCCGACAAGGTGAAGACCCTGGAGGAGATAGATAACGCCGTGGCGTATTACTCCGAGAAGCAGAAGAAAGCCGGAGCGGAGGAATATTATTCGTTGCAACAAACCATCAACGCCTACGAAAAGAAACGTGAGGCGTTCACACGCGTCTCCGAGATTATGGATATGCGCAAGGAGGTGGATGAGATAAGCTCGTTCACCGGAAAGAGCTTCAAAGTGAGGATAGAGTCGATAGGCTTTGAGGAGCTTACGTCGAAGATTGAGAAGTTGCAGCGGATGCTCTCCATGGATGGGGTGACGGAGCAACAGCGCAAAGACATAACCTCGCTCATCGGAACCTACACGCAGTGGCGCGCCCAAAGCGTCAATTCGTTCTCCGCCATGCGCAAGGGCTATGAGTCCATCAAGGGCGTGGGGAACGGCATCAAGTCAATCACCGACGCTCTCTCCGGCAACAAGAACGCATGGGAGATGGTCACCGGGGTCGTGGATGCCGCTTTGCAGATCTACGACTCCATAACGGGCATAATCGGCATCGTCAACGCTTTGGGCATAGCGCACAAGGGAACCGCGGCGGCTACCATGGCTGAGGGGGCAGCCGCCACGGCCACGGCTGTGGAGCAGCAAGCCGCCACCGACGCGGAACTTGTGAACGACGCTATGAAGATAGCCGCAAATTCGGAACTCACCGCATCGTATTCGGCTGCCGCTGCCGCCGCCACGTTCGCGGCGCACGCCTACATCCCGTTCGCCGGCACCGGAATCGCCCAAAGGTTCATAGCGCAGCAGCAAGCCACTGTCCTTGCGTGCGCCATCCCGAAATTCGCGGAGGGCGGAATCGCCTACGGTCCCACGTTGGGAATCTTCGGAGAGTATGCCGGAGCAAGCTCCAACCCCGAGGTGGTGGCTCCGCTGGACAAACTCCGCGACATCATAGAACCCTCCGGCATCCCCGGAGGCGCGATAACTCTGAGAATAAAAGGGCGCGACCTTGTGGGCGTTATGGCGAACGAAACACGCATAACGTCGCGCTCGGGGCGCAGAACCAACATAAAGATATAACGCCATGTATCTGTACGGAAGTTTTTCGGCATACGGCGGTGAGGTTTACACCGTGGAGATACTCACCAACGGGGACTACTCCGTGAGACGTGAGATTGAACCGGGGGGAGATATTGAGTTCTCTGACGCTCCGGTGGACATAACATCGAATGTCAACGACACGTTCGACCATCTGTTGACGCATAGCGCGGACATACGTTTTCACGTGCGGAACTTCGAGCCGGATTTGTTCCAACCCGACTGCATGGAGGCGGTGGTGAACATTTCCGACTCCAAAGGGGAGTGCCTCTTCGCCGGTTTCATAGAGCCACAGGCGTATTCCCAGGAATACAACAGCTCCTATGATGATTTGGAGCTGAACTGCATAGACGCTCTCACAGCGTTGCAATACCATAACTACGCCGGCATCGGATCCGCCAACGTGGACTACGCTTCCGTGGTGGGGGCGGCGGCTTCCAAAACGTTCTTCGACATCATTGAGGAGACTCTGGGCGCGCTATGCTCCAATCTCTGCATAGCCGATGTTCTGACAGGAAACTCCGGGCGCGCTCCGTACATCGTCCACGACAACAGCAAGCGGATGGTGTCCGCTGATGGGGAGCCGGCGTTGACGAATCTCGCCATTTCGGAGCTGCTGTTTTTCGGCGGTGATGAGGATGAGGTGTGGAAACAAAGCGAGGTGGTGGAGGAGATTCTCCGCTACCTTAACCTCCACATCGTGCAGGAGGGCTTCAAATTCAGAATATTCGACTGGGCGACCGTGAAACATGGTGAAAAGATTGAGTGGCGCGGTCGCGGTGATGTTGTGCTTGAGACGTACACCCCCGATGAGGTGGAGATTTCCATGGACAATGTGGCGGACACGGACACCACCATCGACATCGGGGAGGTGTTCAACCGCATAGAACTCACCGACGAGGTCACTGCCATGGACGACATAGCGGAATCCCCCCTTGACAATCTCGTCTCGCCATACACCAACAAGCAGATGTATCTCACCGAGTATATCAGCGAGGGTGAGGGCAAGACGGCGTTGTGGGCGTTGAGGTGGATGCTCATGAAGGACAGCGACGTTGTTGACGATTCGATAAAGGAACTTTACCGCAGCTCCTACAGCGAAGCCAAGTCACTGACATGGTATATGCAAGTTAAAAACAACACATCGTGGAGGTTCCCCGGCAAGGTGGGGCAAAGGGAATACGCCGACATTGTGGGGGCGTTGTGTTCCGACAACAAGAACCAGGAGACGATATTCAACGCGTTGGCGGAGAATCAGTGCGCCGCCATCGTCTCCGCCGGAAACGTGTCGAAGAACCTCGACCTCTCCGACAACTCCCCGGTGTCGAAAGTGGACACGAGCGACTTCCTCGTGATCTCCGTGAACGGCAACGGCAGCACCTATCCCGATGTTTCGGCGTTGACAGACTCCATCCCGAGGGCTGTCTACGAGGGCAACGCCGCCGGTGGCGCGCTCTCTCCGGCTGATGACGGCACCACGCACTATATCGTAATCTCTGGAAGCGTCTGCTATCAACCGGCGATGAAGAGGACGGCTCCATACTCCGACGTTAAGGGTGGGGAGTGGAAAGCGGACGAATCCTCCCCGTATTGGCATAAGACGGTGGACAGCCGCAACAATGACGACGGACGCTATTACATACAGCGTTTCCGCACGTGCGCCACTCCGCAGTCCTCTCCCGAGGATGACGCTGAGAGGGTGAACGGACTCGTGCCTTACTCCGAGGAGTCTCCGCAATACCTCCAATACGCATGGGGCAAGCTGTCGGTGGACGCGCGCTCCAAGGTTCCGGTGGTGGCGTGTATGCTCATCGTGGGCGACAAATGCGCCGTGGAGACGGGGACGGAGGGCGGAGTGGATGATTTTGAATGGCGAGACTACAAAACCCTCGAAGAATGCG